TCGATAATGTCCTTTTTACCTACACCAAAGAACTCGACGACCTCATCAACAACACTCTTCAAGTCGTCGCGGAAGATATAGGCAATACCGCCTACAGCGGCTAGGGCGAGACCCAATCCGGAAACTACACCAATGAATGTCGCAAGCGTCCCCCCGAGCGTTACCCACAGGAGGGCTAGGGCTGCCCACGCACTCACCATGAGACCGAAAACACCCATAACGACAGTTATCGCTCCTGCAAGAGTAATGAACTGTGCTATAGCTCCAAGTACCGGAGCAGGTATAGCTCGGACCATATCAATGGTTGTCTGACCCATTGAGACCAGACGGCGCATGGTCGGGACTAGGAATTCACCAATCTCAACGCGCAGGATCGCCCACTTGTTCTTGAGTAGGTCGATCTGAGCCTGAGGGGAGTCGAACATAACTCGATAGGCTTCCTTCGCTGCTCCACGAGACTGATACATCTCGTTGACACGAAGATTGAAGTCATCGAAGTTCTTAATCGCAAGGTCCCAGAAGCGCCTCGCTTGGATGTTGTAACCGGCACCCTTGAACAGCTCCTGGAGTACGGCCACTCGTTCTGGTCCGGGAAGATGTTGCAGCTCTTTGGCAAGCTGTCCAACAATCTCGGTCATAGGTAGGAACTCGCCATTAGCGTCCCGTACCTTGATGCCCATCTCTTCGAGACCGTCAACGACCTTCGGGTGTGCCATCAACTCCAAAGCTCGTGCAGCCGACGTTGCTGCCATCTGAGTCGAGAGTCCCTGCCGGGTAAGGAAGGACAGCATACCGGCAAGCATTTCGATTTCCTGCCCCGTTCTTGCGGCAGCAGGAATCGCTCGACCCATGGAGTTGGTGAACTCTTGGTAAGTACCGATACCCTTTCGGACTAGCTGGAACTGAACATCCAAGACTCTGTTCACGTCAGAGACGGGGATCTTGAACGCATTGAGAATTGAAATCGTCAACCGGGAGACTGATTCCATGTCAGCTTGACCGGCTACGGATGCCTTGGCAAACTGTGTTGTCAACTTCCGGGACTGTGCTAAGGTGACATCGATGGACGAAAAGATGTCGTAGATCAAGTCGTCCATATCTTCGAAAGCAGCCGGGACGGTATTCGCCACATCCTTGGCTACGTCCTTAATGTCATTGAGTGAGATCTTTTGCTTACGCGTTGTATTATCGACCTGAGTAAAAGCACGACGCATCTCATGCTCGAACTTAACAGCAGAGTCGCCCATTTCCTTCATGCCCAATAGTGCTGCGCCGCCAAGGCCTATCATAGCGATACCTGCAGCACCAGCACCTGCAGAAACCAGACCCAATCTTTTCTGAGTACTAGTCATTGGGTTCTGAAGGGCTCTGAAGCCTGCTGCGACAGTATTAAGCGTACGCGTGACCTCGTCACGCGCACGCATCATCAGTGTGATCTCACGTAAGGAGGGAGGCATCTGTCTTACTGCCTCCTTCCTTTGGCCTTATCAAAGGCCTCCTGCCGCTTCCGCTCTACTTCTTCTCTGTCAGCCTGTGCGGCTCGAATGTAGTACAAGGCCTTAATGGTGTAATAATCCTGATCGAGGATTCCTCCCTCGGCTGGCAGGCTGTCGAACACCTGACACATATTGCTTAGTTCTATCAGCCTGATGACCTCGTCATCAGGCTGAGCATTCATTACGACGCTTCGCCTAATTCGATCACGGAGTTTCCCGAATCAACTACCTTCTCCAGTTGGTTCATCTTGTCGATCTCTTCACCGATCTCTTCACCGATGCGGGGATCGAGCCTGTCGAATGTGTTGGACTTCTTGAAGTCCAACGTCTTTCCGTTCTCATCTTCGAGGTTGTGATCGACGACACACTTGGCGAATTCGAACTCCGTCATACGACGCTGGACCATCTCCATGACACCCTGAGTGTCACCATCAGAGCCCTGCTGAAGGGACATTGTTGTCCCCATCTGACGCTTGCGGAGAACCTCTCCATACGACATACGACGGAGTTCAACATAGCCCTCAGGGCATGACTTCAACCAGATCTTCTCGGTCTCGTTTGGATTCGTTGTTGCTCTTGGCATTGTGTCTCCTCTCAACTAGACAGCCAAGAATTGTTGGCGGGAGAACTCAACCCCTGACCGCGGGGGCTTAATCAGAGGTCTCCGATGAGCCCTCCCGCCAATCCTACAAACCTAGGTCTTCGTCGGTCCCGATCTCGATGGTGTAGGACGCTCCTGTTGCTGTGTGGTGCGTGCCCATGTAGCTGACCGAAGCTCGCTGCAGGTCACCGACACCCGGAGTACCCATCTCGTAGGTATCGACGATTGCTGCTGGGACAACGAACTCAACGTACTTCGTTGCGTCTGCCGCCTTCTGGACACGAACAGTGATCGACTTGGCTGTCAGAGCCTTGAAGGCATCGTACTCCGCCCGACTCTCGAAGTCCCTCTCGACAGCAAGCGTTGTGGTACGCTCACCATACTTGATGAACTGAGCACCCAGCTCGTCACGGAGACGGACCTGTGGCTCACCACTATCGTCGATCGTCAACGTCAGGTTGTCGGTGTCAAAGACCTGAGCGGCTGTCGGAATCTTGATGATCCACGAACCTGAACCGAACGGTCCCGAGTCATCCAGCGACAAGGTCGGCAGGGCCTGGGATGCCTCACTCTGTCCGAGGACGCTCAGGGTGACAACAGCCTGTCCGTTGTCGACAGAGTACGCCTGGGATGCAATGACACATCCGACGTAACCAAAGGTGACGCCGTTGCGCACGATCGTGATCGAGAGCGTGTCACTAGGTGTAGCAGCGTGACTCGGAGTGAAGTCATAGACGTTCGCAGGATCAACGCCACTCTGAGCGAGGGTACCTCGAGCTGCCTGAAGAAGGTGAGGCAACACGTCATGGAGGAGCTCCATGTCGATGTCACCTTCGACGTGACCGTCACCTTCGACAGCGCCCAGGACGTCGGCGGTCTGTGCGATGACACGACGCCAGTTGGTTGCCTGAACCCACTGAAGTGACTCGGTACGGAAGGGAAAGAACTTGGCAGGCGTAACCCATGTTCCCGAGACAGTCTCGAGGGCAACCCCCATGAAGTTCGCGGCGCCAATGCCAACGGCCATTACTTCCTCCTACAATCTCGTTAGGGTTTGACCCTGCCAAACCATCCGGGCAGCACGAAGAAGAACGTTACTCCGCATAGCCCTACCAGGCTCGATATCTGTTACAAAACCATGAATGACATTGCCTCCCATGGTTACGTCATCGTGCAGCAGAGCTTCGACCGTCTCTGCCAACAACTCGACGTCTCTCTGAGTCGTCTCATTGTTGTCCATCCTCGAGAGGTAGAGCATCAACAAGACACGGAAGGTATTAAACGTCCTGTGGGAGGTAGTCCCATCGCGTAGGTTACGGTTTTTCCCTAGACCCTCAACTGCGACAGCAGGAGTCTGAGGGATGAGATTCTGGTCGCCATAGTACACGTCTACAAGACCAAGCGTTGTAGCGTTCGTCTGCATCTTGGCTTTGATATAATCGACTAGAGTAACAAGCTGGTCGGTATGAGGCATCTAACGCCTCCTAACTTCGAACCCAGCATCGATGCCACGCTCTCCGAGGAAGTCACCAAAGACGTCGGCAATCTTATCGACGTCCTCAGGCTGAAACACTGCCCAAGGCCTGTCGACCATATTACGTGTACCTTCTTGATGGAACATGCCATAGAAAGCTGAAGCAGGCAGATTTTCCATATCGATCCAGGCCACGCCCTGCGGCCCTTCGATTGTCCAGATATTGAGCTGACCTGCAGCCTGCTTCAGGTTCCCAGACCGGACCAAGATAGGTGAAGCTGACCCTCGGATCTGAACTGTCTTATCGGACAAAGGAGCCCAAGGAGGACGGCCACCTACATCGAAGTTCCGACGAAAAGAAGGTCCGACAACTTGACGAATGCTACGTTCGAATGGTTCCCGCCAGGAACGTAGACTCCCCGCGTAGCGATTGAGAGCTCCTGTCACCATTTGGACTGAAGGTGACCAGAACATATTCATTGAGAACATCAGAACACCTGCCTCATAGAACCGAAGCGTGGTGCTTCTGCTGCTACAATGACCTCTTCAGTAAAGTCGTCGGCTATGCGAACGACTGCCTCTGAAGCAATGTCATCAGGATAGAACGCAATCGAACTTGTGAGTGGGAAGTCTACACCATCAAGATCGAGTGCACCAGAGTTGATCTGGTCAAGCCACTTGTCGGACTCTCGAAGAAGGTACTGGCCGTACGCAGCCCATCCAGAAGCTTCCTCTGCGTACTGACGAAGATACAGGTACCCCGCCACTCGCATGGAGATAACTGACTGAATGAGTTCGGGGGTATTAGATGTAGTCGTCCAGCCATCGATGACATCAAGATAGACAGTACGCAGTTTCCCAAACACGTACTGTGTCTGGGACTCTGTGAGTTCTGTCGGCAGTGTCGCGATCTCAAGCTTGTTGACACCGAGCCACTGATTGATGTCACCGACGACTATGACGGCCATGTACTACTTCTTGGTACTGGTCTTGGGCTGTGTCGAAGTACCCGACTTGGTCGACTCAGGCGTCTTGGTGTCGTCGTCCTTGGAGTCGTCGTCCTTGGCTTCCACCTTGCGGGTCTCCCGACCCTTGGGCTCGACCGTACCAGCAGCCAGCAGTTGCTTCGCCTGTTCCTCATCGAGACCGAACTCCGAAGGCTTGAACTCGTCGCCCTCACTGAGCAGCGCCGACTTCTCTTCTCCGCCTACGGTTCCGGAGATCTTGACGGTCCCTGTCTTGACGACACAGACCTTGTCACGAACATCTTCAGTCATGCTGACTCCTCCTACTTGCAGCCGGGAACGTCGACTGTCTGTCCCGGCGGGTGGCACTTCGACTGGGCGTCGGCGGGTGCACCGTCGGCGTTGCCAGGACCGAATGATGGATCGGCGGCAGCAGGACCTGCAAGACCGAGAGTGAGCAGTCCGGTGATGAACAGTGCGATGAGACGTTTGCGCATCATTTCCTCCTACGAGACAGCGGCCTTGATGAGGTACGCACCGACAGCATCGCCGGTCACGTGGTCCCCATCCTTCGCCACGATCTTGAGATCGTAGCGACGACGAACACGAACGAGGTCGCTCACGCGCACCCCTTCGCGCCAACGATCGACGACCATCGGACGCCCTGCGATGCGCTGTACGAACTCGTACGCGAAGGCCGGGATCCTGATGCCCGCACGCGGAGGCACGTAGGCGATCACGACGTCCTTGCCCCACAGGTAGCCGATGCTCTCCGACTGCCCAGGGTTCGCCGAGTTGTACCCGACACCTGGCACGACGATGCGCTGGATGCGAAGCAGCCGAGCGATGAGATCCTCGCTCGTCGCACCGACCATCACGTACTTGATCCGCTCGACGAAGTCAGGGTGGTCCTCGAGCTCGACCATCACCTCGTACGGGATCACTGCCAGCGTGGGCTCACGGTGGATCCACGAGTGCAGAGCGGTACGAGCGGTACGGAAGTCCCCGATCGGATCGGCCGCAACATCGCCACTGTCCCACTGATCGTTGCCAGCCAGTGTGACGGTGTGCGTCGTTGCGTAGTTCGCAGCGGTTGTGACCAGCGAGTGCATCGCCAGCTCACGTCCGAGCATGATGTGGAAGGTGAGCATCTCCGTTGCATCACGGTCCGAATCGAACGCGTCGGTGTTCTCGCGCTCCTCATCCGGGATCGCCATCTGGAGTGCGTGTTCCTGCGTGTAGTAGGTGTCCGTCGAAACGGTCCTACCCTCGACCTCGTTCGCGATCGAACCAGGAGCTCGCAGGTCACCTTCAGGCGGAAGGTGCCACCACTTCCTGTTGAACACGTAGTACTTGTCGGAGATCTTGTTCACCAGCACCTGGGGGAACAAGATGTTGCCCACGAACTCTTCGTTCGGCCAGTCGACCGAGATCTGTGAGAGGACAACGTCGATGTGGGTCTCGCCGCCGCCCAATGGGTCCCAAACAGCCATTCGTTCAGTCCTTCTGTGTCGTGACCGTTACGGTCTGCGGATTGAGCGGCGTGTCCTTCGTCAGAGCCAACAGTGCCGCAAGTTCGTCAGGGTGTTCCGTCCCAGGGCCGACGAAAAGCAGCCCATCGAAGATGGGATGTGCTTCGCGTTCGGCCCTGGACACGGACTACAGCACGTTCGCGCCTGTGGTGTCGATGAAGAGCTGCAGGACGATGCGGTCACCGTTGTTGGCTGACGCAGGTCCGATGTTCTTGGCGAAGATACGATCGCCAGCTACAGCAGCCTTCACACGACCGGGGTTGGCACCGTCCACACAGACGGGACCGTTGTTCGCGATCACACCCGTGGCGTAGGCGTAGGTCGTCCCCTGCATGCGGACATTGACGACAGCCTTGCCCGTTGCAGCATCAGCCGTCTCAACAGCATGCTGTGCAATACCGATCGGGTACTCGGTGTCAGCATCTGCCTCCTCGACGGTGTCGTGAGCGGTCTGAATGACAGGAGCGTACTTCTTGATCGCCTCAGCGACCTTGAAGCCCTTGTCGAGTCCCGTGAAGTTGGCGCCGGGCATCAGACGTTCGCCCCCTCGTTGCCGGTCCTGTACGTGTTCTGGCGGTACTCGTTGTAGAGCTGCGGCTCCTGCTGGGCCACCTGCTGCATGGCCTCAGTGAACGACATGCCCTGGTTCTGAGTCACCAGTGCCGTGGCCTTCTCGTGGATGATCTGCGAGACGTTCTTGCCATCGGCAGACTTGCCACGAGTACGACCGTGGGTCCTCATGTCAGGCAGACCATCGGAGGTCAGCTTCTTGAGGAAGCCGATCACCAGGTTGCGGTTCTCAGCGCCCACCTCGGACAGGAGGATCTTCAGGTCATCGTGGAGCTTCGGGGGAACGACGTGGTCGCCCTCCGACAGGACCTGGATGGCCATGTCGATCTCGGCCATCTCGTTCGCGGCTTCCAGCTGCTCGAGGCGCTTGGCCTGCGTCTGGTAGTCGTTGAACATCTTGGTGATGACCGGCTTGAGAGCCAGTGGAATACCACCACTGCCACCCGAGCTGTCCTCGCCGAGCAAGGCCTTCAGTGCGGCCTCATTCTCCTCGGACAGCTTGTTCGGGTCTGGCTTGGCCTTCGATGGATCGGCGAGCATCGCAGCCGCGATGTCATCTTCGGACGCGTCCTCAGCCAGGCTCAGGTGTGAGCGGAGCTTCGTGAGAACCTCATCCTCCGACAGCTGCTTGCCGTCTTCCACCGTCAGGCCCAACTTCTGTGCGAGAGCCTTCAGGAACGGGTTCATGTCACCTCCATATTCGGAGAGATTGAGCGGGAGGATGTCCTTCAAGAACGGTCTGTTGGTAAGTCCGCCTCCGAAGAGTACATCCTGATGTGCTTGCCCCTGGTTATCTTGCCACTTGTCCGCGAATTCAGGCGAGAAGTACCTGTACGCCTTGTCACGGATCTTCTGGGCTGCAGCCTTAGTGAACTCAACCAGAGCCCAAAGACCATTAGAGCGCACGTCAGCTGACTTGATCCAACCAGCAGCCTCATCCGTGCGCTTCTTGTGATCGTAGTCGATATCCAGGTCTTGACCGCGAATCTTACGATTCACGTTTGTAGCGAAACGCCGAACCCGTTCAGGCGTAATGTCGATCTCGCCGTACTTCGGGTGTTGATACTTCCCCACAGGGAGTATGTGAATCCAGGACTCGTTGTTGTCGTCGAGGCTGACAGTGTCGAGGTCAACGATGTACCCTACATGCTGACCCACCTCTGGATCATCAAGCCGAATCCCATCAGGAATAACCATGTCACCTCTTATCTTATAATGGATCACAAGTGCTTATCAAGGGGTCATTTAAAAATACCATTAACCTCCTGATCCGTCAGTACCTGCGTTTGCTGTTCCTGCCCTACGACCTTGGCGGTTCCCCGCACCTGCACTCTGTCGAGGCATCCCTGCTTGGCCTCCACGCTGTGCATTTGGACCGCCACCGCCGAATCCTCCGCCGCCACCGAACTCGGCGTTGAGCTCTGCCTCGAGGCGTGCCTGGTCCTCAAGGTCCTCAAGGTCAGGAATGATCTCACGCACGGTCTCTGGGTCAGCATCAGGTAGGTCCATCTCATCACGAATCCACTGCTCTGTGGGTTCGTCAGGTTGGATGAGCTTGGCACCAACGAAGTTCCGTAGAGCAAAGCTGAGAGTTCGCCAATCAGTTGTGTCACCGATACGACGCACCATCAACGAGGGATACTCTTCAACTGTCCAATTCCAGTTGACGAGTTGCGGGATGCAGTACCAGTTGAAGACGTCACGCACAATGTCCGCAACATACCGAAGGGCCTTGGCGAAGTCCTCGTTCTGATCAGCCGCAGTGTCCACGCGGGCCTGAGTCAGTTTCATCATCTGACCGAGGATGTTCTCATAGATCATACGACCATGGACTTCAGCCGAGGCCATCGGATCGACGAGCATGCCCTCAGGCTTCAGGAACATGAGTTCCCAGCGCGGAGGCAGAACAGCGTAAGCCTTCTCGTTCGTACGAAGATTGCGAGCCATCTCCCGTGCGAGTTGCTTGTCGTGCGGTGTATACCCTTCAGGAAGGTTCACAACAGGAATACCAATACCGTGGCGTTCCTTCTGAATCGCATCGACCTTGTACAGGTTGTCCTTGAAGTACCAGTGCTTGTAGGCAGAACGTAAGGCAGAGACACCTGTCATGTCCCCCGCTTCACGCTCGAACGTGAATGCCGCCAACTTATCCATCGGGATAAATACCCGGCCACCAGGCTTATTGAAGTCAGTATACCAGATGCCAAGAGGCCCGCCATCTTCCTCCGAATAGACCCACTCTTGGATATCAATCGGGTGTCGTGGCGCAAACTTCCTCCAGTAGATCCGAGGGTGACCCTTCCACATCCTGATGTCGTAGACCTTCTCGAACACGTAGTAGCCGTAGTCGAGCATCAACAAGGCTTCCCACAGGAGTTGATTGAAGGTAACCGACATCCACTTGGTGAAGCAATTCCAGATGAACTCTGAGATCATCAGGTCTTGTGTTGAACGACTCACTGGCTTCATGTACCAACGAGCGCCCAGGATCGGCATCTTCATGACTCGCAAGCTGGCACGTACCTGAGAGTCGGAGCGCTTCATCTCATCGTACGTGCGAATTGCCTCGATGCCATTGAACTTTGGGTTGTAGTCTCTACGCATGAACTGATCGTAGAAGGACGACCCCGTAACACCCAATTCCCCGAAGCTCAGCTCAGTCATGTCCTGGAGTTGCTTCGTGACAACCATCACGCCGTCGAGTTCTTCGACGAGCGTATACCCTTCCAGTAGGTCTTCCGGGGTGATCGCTCGGGCTTCTACTGCTTCAGGCATTAGAACCTCATTCCCGACACCATACCACCATCGTAGGTGAAGAAGGAGTCACTTTCGTATTCAGGAGACAGAGCGTAGTCTACCAGATCTTCCGCCGTTGTTCGTTGGTTTCGCATCCAGTCTTGTACGTCGGTAGGATCAAGGTGTTGGTGAACGAACAGCTTATACAAGTGCATGATCCCATAACGAATCGCGTCCAGTGCGTGGTCGGGGATGTTTTGATCGACAGGGCCATCCTTGCGCTCCTCTTTTCCGCCTGGTGTCTCCTTGCGGCGGTATGTGTTGAACTCCTTGAGAGTGTTACGGCAATCACGAGCGACATAGAACCGTGTACGCTTGATCGGGACGACGAGCTCGGTTGATTCTGAGACGTCCTCTAGCTCCTCATGGACTTTGAGGAACTCCTTGACCTTCAGAACCCCTTCTCGCCAGTTCTCCTTGGCTTCCGGTTCTGCTAAGCACGCGACACCAAGTTGCGCCGTAACCTCGAGAGCCGCTCCTGGGTCCGCAGCGTCGCCAAAGCAAAGATCCAGTCGGTAGCCCTCAGGATTAGGGCGAGCTTTAATCTCTTGGCAATGTTGCGTAAGGGTGAAGTATGGCTTGTAATGCTCTCTCCATACGAAGATCTCGTCCCAAGGAGACACCTGGAACTCAATTGCTGCAAGCGGCTTGGTAAACCCCCAATCGAAACACATGTAATTCGGCCACAGGGGGTTAAACTTGTAATCGTCGAGGACGTGGACAGTGTTATCGAATTCGCCGTAGATCTTTCCGACGAAGGATGTGAACTCCGCCCCAATCTCCTGCGCAAACCACTCGACGCTTGTCGTCTTCTCCAGCAGAAGGATCTCAGGGTCATAGCGTCCTCCCGGGTAGATCACCCGGTTCTCCCAAGATGGGAAAGTCCACGACTCGAAACTGTCTAAGGCCGACGTATTTGTACTGGAATGGTACCCGCGTTCCCACAATTCGTAAAACCAGTTGAAGCCTTCTGGGGTAGATGGGAAACTGCCCCATCCTCGAAAGTCGGATAGAGCAGGGCGAATGTAACGCTGCCAGGTGTCTTCCTTATGCTTGGCAGCCTCGGACATAATAACGCCATGTAGTGCGTCTCCAACTAGGGACTCAGGGTGCTGTGCGCTGCGTACCTCTAGGACAGTCTGCCAGGGTTTGAACTCAATGTACATCTCCCCCTGCTTCTTATTGTACGCCTTCTTGATCCGCTTATCCCTGCCAAGCTGTTGCCGAATGATCAGGTTGTTCCAGACGTAGCGGAACTCCTTCTCTCCCAGGTCGTAGGTAGGACCTACAATCCAGTACCTGTGATCGTGCTGGAAGAGCTGAGGAATCAAGTCCATAGCAGCCATATAGGACTTGCCAAAACGCCGACCACAACACGCCAGCTTGAATCTGGCCTGGCTGGCATGGAACTCTGCCTGCCCCGTGGAGTGAGGAGCGTACCCTACAGACCGGAAGTACTTCTGCTTCTGCTCCAGCGACATTACAGGCATGCTTGGGGCCTTAGCGAACTTTCAAGAACCCCAGAGCATGCCGAGGGACGGAACTGCACCTCACACCCTCCTGATCAAGATCACGATCAGGATGATGATAATGACAATGACCAACGCTTCGATAAGGCCGATTTCCATGGTCAGTTGCTCCCTGTCATCGTCTTCACGAGGTCTGTCAGAGTGTCTCCACCTGCGATGGCCTGGTCCTTAGCCGGCCCCATTGTTCTGGTCAGGATCTCCTGAGCAGCGGACAGCCGAACCCTTTCGTTGGGGGAGTGAAGGGCCAGGTGCACGATACTGTGAACAGCGAGAGGAGCGTTCTGATCGAGGAGCTCCCGAGCCATCTTGAGCGCATGGCCCTGATCGCCATCATGCATGACGTTGATCTCATGCTCAACAGCTTGCTTCGACCCTAGCGGGTCCCAATCGGTCTTGTCGAGGTCTGCCCAGGCCATGAGGTTTCTCCTTAAGGTCAATCTCTAGTATATAGAGTTCACTCTTGAACCTCAAGGCTTCATTTTGTAGAGTCTATATTCCGCTTTGTGTGCTGAGATTGAGACGCCCCGACCCAAAATAAACCCTTCGCTTCGCAGCGAATATAGTTCAACTTTTTCGCTTCGCTTCGCAGCAAAGATCTTTCAGTGCATCTCATGTCATTACAAGACATTACAAGTCATGACAAGACATTACATATCATGACAAGACATACAATAGCATTTGATAGTATTACAATACATTTAATAGAATAACAAGACATTACAAGACATTACAAGACATACAATACCATTACATAGCATATGATAGTATAACAATACATATGATAATATAACAATACATATAGTAGTATAACAATACATATAATATCTTCTCCCCATATATCAATGCATATGATAGTATAACAATACATATAATAGTATAACAACCGTTGTCTTCTATAGTAAGATATAGTAATATGAAATAGTAATAAGTTAGTTTGAAAAGTAAATAGAGAAAAGAGAAGAAATGAATAAAGCAATTACTCCTATTATGCTAGCTAAGCTTCTTGAGAAAGAACTAAAGCCTATTACTACTAATAACGTTCCTCCTCAAATGATTTATAACTATCTTAAGAATAACGTTCGTAAGATCAACTCTTTCGCTACTAAGATTGAAGTTGCAAATAAAGAAGGAAAGATTATTACGAAAACAGTCTTCGAAGAAGAGAAAGCTCTTGAGTTTATTGAAATCATGAAACAAGCTGCAATTGAAAGAAAAGCAAAGAAAGAAAAAGAAGCAAACGAAAGTTAGTTAAATAAGAAGAGGATCCTCTTAGAAAGTAAGAGGATCCTCTTCATAACTAAAGGAAATAGAAATGCAAACAAAGATTGCAATCCTATTGATAGCACTCCTTCTGGTGGTTGGGTTCATGGTGGGAGTTCTCTTCGAACGTAAGACATGTGATTGGAACGAGGAATACTACAACCCTGGGGAGGGTTGCATTCACATTGACCTCCTGAAGTAGGTTCGCACCGAAACGAACTCCTCTTCCCTTCGAAGAGGAGTTTGTTTTGTGGGTACCTCTTCGTGACGAAGATTTCTCCCTTAGGGACGAAGGTATGGGTCCAGAGCTAGACGAGGCCCAGGGGCCGTCAGGAAAAATTTTGGAACCGGTCCGCCCGCTAGACTACCTGTCTGGCTGTCAGGAAAAAATAGGACCAGGGTCCTTCGTCACGAAGATGGTATATGAGGTAACCCATGAGATTTACGAAATTTCAGTTTTACCCGTGATTTGGACCCTGGTTTCGATGTATACTTCATTTATGAAGTACGAAAGTGGCAACCAACACCAACACACCACTTTCGTGAACCCAAAAGGAGATACCATGGCAAATGCAGAGAACACCCAGACCGAGTCCAACGTGGAGACCACCGAGGTTCCCACCACACTCACCCCCATCATGCTGGCACACAGGTTGGATGCAGCTCTTCGTCCCATCACCGGGAACAAGGTGCCACCCCAGATGGTGTACAACTACCTCACGAACGACGTTCGCAAGCTGCGCACCAAGTACTCGAACCAGCTCGTGGTGCGCAACAAGGATGGGAAGTCAGTGAATCGTACGGTGTTCACTGAGGAGAAGGCAACCGAGTTCGTCACCCTCATGGTGACAGCAGCTCGTGCCCGTCAGGAGAAGAAGGCACGTGAGGCCGAGGAGAACGCCTCCTAGGTCCTCCCACTCCAGGAACCCCTCCCCACAGGGAGGGGTTCTTCCTTCTAGAATGGGGACCAGGGTCCAAGGAGGAGCGTCCAGCGGAAAAATGGGGACCATGGTCCAACAGAAGTTATGGGGGTCCGCTGGTGCACTAGCTAGACCCGGGGGTCTGTCAGTCAGGAAATAGTTAAAAGTGGGATTTTCCCCTTATCCTTAAACTACCCTTGAGTCTTATAGAAGATTATTAGTTCCAGGGAGTATTGTAACATGAACTGATTTCTTTCTCTCTCTACTATTACATTAATATATGTATATAGTAATTATGTTTGATTAAAGATACCTCGTGTCAATAGGCGGTTCTGGGTGTGTGCCGTCACTACCATCTTCCCCATCAACTACCCAACTGCCCAACAGATTTAGTAACTACCACGCGACAAAATTCTTACCTTAGGTATTTACTCCCAGAAAGGGTTAAGAGTCCAGGGGAGAGAGGGGGGAACTTTTAGGCAGTAGTATACATTTTTTCCTAATCCACCATCACATAAGAGGGTCTTAAGTAACCTATGGGTCTATACCTCCAGGAAAACCCAAAAGTACCCCTTGAAGGGTCTAACGAGGTATACTATAATAATAACTATCAGCTACAACTAGGAGCAAACAATTGACAGACTCATGGAACCCCATCGACGAAACCGCACCGAATCCTTTCGGAAAACCTTATTCCCTCCATAAACCAGAATCCTATCCTAAAGGATACGCCCCGCAGAGAGGTAATGCCCTTCAGACGTACGATCTAGAATGGCAAGTTGTAAGGGTCTTGGGGGGTTTGATGGGGAAGTGGGACAGTTGGGTAAGTCCAATATTGGGTCTTTACAGTGAGTACATCAATAGGGGGATCTCAAAGTTCAGAACCGATTTCACGATCCTTTCAAAAATGCAAAAAGGGGCTTACGTCTCCCTACCAGGAACTAATGAGGAGATCAATCTTCCCCAACTAATCAACCTACCAAACAATGACCACGCACATGGGGCCTACCTGACAACGAACACTGGTCTCTACATCAACTCCCCAATGACAGCAGGTCAGTACCAAGTAGAGGAAGAGGGTAGACGTAACCTCGAACTAGCCTCACTTAAAAAGGAGACCCTCATAGACCTAGCCCGACGTTGTAAACGAGTGTCCAAGGGACTAACAGGTGTGAATCAAAAGTACAAACACATTAGTCCTAAGGTAGTGACCAAAGTCCTAAAGGCAAAAACCTCGTGTGAGGGAATTGTCAACTACACCCTTACCAACTACCCAGAGCGTGACGTCTTTCCTTCCTCATGGGAATACTTCGAAAGTATGTACACCCATACAGATTACTGGGTTGACAGGCTCCTCGAAGGTTTTGACCTACACGATCCGTCTTACCTGTACGATGTTCACACAGCAACATACCCACCTGTTCCGTATTACCTGGGTCTTCTGAAAGATACGACAGTCCTTTCAAAGATAAAGGGAGACATGAGGCAACGTCTATCACAAGCAAAACGTAAGGTGGACCTCAATGATCCTCTGTCCAGGATTGAATTGAAGGAGTTCAACAAAATTCTGGACAAGGCCCCTTCGTTTCGTACGCGTAAGAAGAGTGAGGAAATCGAGAACCAGCCGTCAACCACGTTCACTCTGACCGATTGGACCTAACCAAAAGTTTTTCAAAATACCACTTGATTTGGACAGGTGTCTTAAGATATAATAAAAAGAAAGGTCAATTTAAATGAACCTTCAGGAGTACCGAACCGAACTCATTGGTGTTACAACAGATATGAACAGGGACACAGGCAAGGTACCGACCTCGGACGTATATCTTTGGTACGTAGCAGTAGGTTCGGACGACGACTACCTGCATGAACTGTTCTGCGAGTCCTGGAACGATAAGAACGCAGGTCTGGTTGCAGTATCTGAAACCGAGGTTACATCCATAAACGCAATAACCCCAGACATGTGTCGTCATATCCTCGTAACGATGTACGTTCTGCAACATTGGCCGGACTCAACAGTCAGGGAGGTTCAGAAGTAATGACCGTACAAGAGGACATCAGAAAAAGGATTCATACCGCAATTTCAGAACTAGAAGAAGGTCAGATTGAGATTGACATCGACCTAGATGTCATCGACAAGATGACTCAGTACTACCTCGACTCAGGTTATACATTCGTTGACATGGAGGCAATCAGTTCAGGCGAACTGTACACACAGTACGACCTACTCAAGTTCACGTACAACACAGGAGTCTGACTCATGGACGTTACACTCGATACCAAGTCCACAACAGAAGAGTCACCAACCGGCTACCTGGAGATGATGACATCGAACGAGGAAGCTCGTACGATCTGGTTTGCACTCGAGGAGTACAAGCAGAAGTTGGTCAGGACCATCGAGAGAAGTGCAGGTACAGACACTGAGTTCGAGGATCAGAAGTTCTGCTACCACACTCTGGGAGTCATCACTTCACTCCAGTTCGATCTTCTAGAGAACCACGAACAGATCGAGAGAACCAAAATCCAACGCTGTCACCGGACGTCGAACCAGCGTACTAATCCTCACTCCCTGTGGGGATTAGTACGAAGTACCCGAACGGAAAAGAAGGGTTGGACATGCTACAGAAGTACATGATTCTCGAACTCATGGAGATCAACGAGTCCTACGAAGGTACAGTCAAAGAGAAAATGGTCAAAGAGTGGTTGGGTCGATTCGACCGGGACTATCTGATCGCAACCGAGGGTAGAGTCAACGAGATGGTGAACCAGCTTGATGCTTACCTTCGTCCCGATGGGAATCCTTTCAAGTAAGGAACGTCATGAGGTACTTCAAATGTGATGGGTGGTGCGAGACAACGCATACCCATGTCGAAGAAGGTTGTAACTGTGAATTCTGCAGGGATGACTTCAATGATCACACTGGTGAGGACTTGCAAGCTGGTTTGGGGCTAGAAGGGTTCGATGTCAGTCTGGCCCAAAAACTCGGAATAACACTGGAGGCAAGATGAAAACGTTCCTGACACTACTATTCGCACTAGTGTTCGCAACAGGAGTTCTGATTGGCGCTCTCCTGTACCGAGCATACACAACCCCCTACTGCCCAACCGAAGATAGTTGTACCGCCAATCACTACGAAGGTCAATACCACATTGAGGAGGATGCGTCATGAGCAGAGTCCCAGCACGTAACCTGAAAGACGAGTTCAACGACATCCTTCACAATGCAGTAGCAGATGTGACAGGACAAGAACTGGTCAATGCAATTCGAGAGGCATTCGAGGAGGGAACCTACAAGTTCAAGGGAACAACTACCGATCACATGACCGATGAGACAGTTACTACTCACGACTACGTGGTGACTATTCAACTCACTGTCTCCCTGTGGGGCGATCAGGAGAAGCGGGTCCTGGACGAGTATCTCACCGAGAAAAATACCAGTTGAAGAGGCACTAGTTCTTATGATATAATAAAAAGAAAGGTCAAATCGTGGGAACAAACGTTGTGGTGCATCATTTCGAGTCAACTGGTGAAGCATACAATCGCTCCCAGGTTGATCCGGTCATCAAGAACGGTGACGTGCTGGTGGTGGATAAGGAGCATGTGGTGGGGTTTCTCTATCACGCATGGCCACTTGCGGTGTCAGAGAAGAGGGGGGAGTTTCACACGTACGCTACAGATAGGACTACGCAAGAGGGTCTTGCGCCTATCTTCGAGGAAAATGGACTCTACAAGGAGTCCATCGTCCTGTGTGAGAAGGAAATCGACAGGTTGCAAATGAGGGGTTCGAGGTGAAGGTATCAGGTCTGTGTAAATACCGTCTTCAACGGGTCAAGGAATTGAATCCCGAACTCAAGACAGATGAGGACGTTATCATGTGGGCTCTAGATGCAGCCATTGAAGTAGGATGGTTGGAGTCCGATGCACACCTACTAGGCACTGACAAGTTCTTTGAGGAGGACTAATGACTACCTGGGAGAACGAGGATGTAGCAGAGTACATCTCAGGTGAGCTTGACGAGGGTGAGGCTCCTTCATTCGCAGACCTGGTCGTGAAAGCAATTGCGGACGAGGCTCCACTAGAGTTCGTGGATGTAGTTGAAGAAGAGTACACCGACGAAGTTCAGAAACGGTACGAATGGAAGGTCACACTTGATGTGACCTTTTCGATGTTCAACATCCAAGACCAAGCAGACTTCCTGGAGTGGTTGAGTCACATCGAGAACCCCTGGTTGGTGGGAGAGAAGCTCCAAGGCAAACCCCGTACGTAAGGCGTGCCTCATACACTCCCCACAGGGGTGTATGAGACAGGCCGTACGAAAAAGGAGTCGGCCGTGGCAAGAGATGACCTATACACATTTGAAACCTGGGATCTTGTGAAAGTGCATCTAGCATACCACAAGGCCTTTCAAGCAAATCAGAACCTCGATCCTCTAATTGTACAAGCGTACGCAGAGATTGCGAACGAACTCTACAGTCGGGGTTACGGGTTCGTCAACGATACGTGGGTCGATCAACTCGAACTCGCGTACTTGATCCCGTCAAGAGAGGGAAAGTCATGAGTAAGGACAACGTTCATGTGAACCTATCTGCCAACACAGAAGAGTTCACGAAGCCAGTTGACCTGTTGTTCTCGGGTCGTAAGCGATATATCAAGGAGCAGAAGTGCTTCGCACCTGCAGTAAGGGGTAAGTGCGAAGGCGACGGAACCGCAACAGAGTTCGATGACGAGCTGTCCGAACGTGAGTACAAGCTCACTGGGTTCTGTCAGAAGTGCCAGGATGCAACCTATGCATTCCTCGAGGAACTTGCAGGACAGGAAGAACCACAATTCGATAGTCCTGAAGCTGAGGTCCAATCGTTGTCTGACGAGGAACTCGCAGACGAGAACAGAGGCATCTTCTCCTACCTCGGTGAGAACGGTCCCGACTGGGAGTTCGAAACCAGTCCGTGGACTCAAGCAGTTCGTGCAGAGGTCAAGCGTCGCGAGGAACAAGCAAACGCGGACCATAGCAACTCGTACAGGGAAGAGTAATCCAAGTAGTACCGTCCTTCAAACTAGCTGACACGGTGGCCACTGGTACCCGGCTAGTGCGCAGTCTCTATCAGTCAGGAACAGAAAATGGATCCGTACATTGAAATCAAGAAGACCAAGTTCGATGAAGAGACCGAGGCAGCTGTCACAGACCTGATCAAGATCTGTTACAAACATGTTTCAGCTTCAAGTCAGAACACAGCAAGAGAGGTGAGTGCAGACCTCCTTACCTATCTGGATAACCTTTCGGTGAAAGAGTTGAGGGTTGTCTACCAACTACTCGACCACTTCGTTGGACTGTTCAGTATGATGGAGATTGCAACGAAGCATGCTCTATATCACAACGATCCACGATACAATGCAGGTAGTAACTGATGTCCTCCACGAGTGACAAGAGCCAGCTCAAGACCGTCATTCGATGGACACTCGGATTGTGGTTGATCTTGGTGATGGTCGGAGTTACTGGTTGCACTCTCCTAGTCGGAGCTGTAATCACAGGAGGTGTGGTTACTTCGTGACGGACAACGTTCACCTCGAAGCAAGACGTCCAGGCCACGTTACCATTCACTGGGAGCTACCTCTGAAGAAGATCGAAGAGGTGCGAGACGCTCTCAACTGGTACATCAATGAACAACTAGAGATGCGGACTGAGTATACTGAAGATGGTCCAGCGATCACTTCGGCACTCCCGAGAGAATGGGAGAGTGCGGTCTGGTTTGCTGGGTTTCTACAGGGAGCTATCAATGGGAGACACACTCAGCAGGTCCTGTACAAGACTGATGTGGGGATGATCGACTCTGATCACCCACTAGCTTGGATGAGGGAGGTAGAATGGGAGTCGAGGTAGAAGGTACTGTAGGGAGTCAGCCTTACTGGGCTGCACTCCGCGATCGTCGTGCTGAGACGCTTCGACTACATGCTGCGCTTGGGGTCGAAGAGATCGAACACGGTCTCTATAGTACATACGTCAACTATAGATGCCGATGCTGGAAATGCACAACAGCCAACTGGGTTGTTTGCACACTGCGGAACGACCGAAAGAAGGGACTATGGTAGCACGTATGCTCTACAATCAAAACACATGGCAACCAACTGACAGGCTTCTGGCTCTTCGAGAAGGACAGGAATCTCTCACACGTGAAGATGTCGTGGAGCTGTTCGAGGTCTTCATGATGGGTTGCGAAGAGTACGCACAGAAGCCTACGATGTACGACTTCGGAACGTGGATCTCAGCTACACACCCATTCGAGAAGCTTGCGAACAAGGCGGAGGTGTTCTGGTAATGGATAATCCATCAGTCCAATCAGGCCGACACGTTCAGGTCGTCTTCAAGGAGCCTGTTGAAGAGTACACCAACTTCACGGGAGTCTTCATGTTCGAGAATGACAGAGGCATTACGATCATGGCATCCAACGCTAGTGCGGCGTCCTCGAAGTTCATCCCTTGGGACAACATAGGCTACATCAACGTGTTGCGGGAGCGTGAGTGATGTTTCCTCCATCAAATGCACGCATCGAAAGGAACGAAGCAGGCGAAGTCCTGGGATGGGACATTCCGCCCGATCCTGATATGGGAGACATTCCCGACGACGAGGCGTACTACGACATCGAGGATGATGACAACTGGATCTACTGCGACGTGTGCGAGGAGTACGTCACCGAGTGTGAGCACACCAAGGACTACGTGCACGCTGATGAGGAGTTCTCGCACCCCGACGACACCGTGGATGAAGAGGTCAAGTGATGGACCTACCAATGCTTGATCAGCACTTGGACATCGAGATCCGAGCCCAGAACATTGGCGAACTCATACGCATAGTCGATGTTCTAATTGAAACGGATACCTGCTTCGCTGTAATTGGAGGCGAGAGTAGGGTCCGAATGCACGAGAGAGGGTTGAAGGCACTCAAGGAGGCCGGACTCGTATAGAGAGTCTACAAAAATACCAAAAGAAAATCGTGCTTGACCCCTTGAAGAGCACCTGTGTTTTCATCTATTATTAGTATTGAGAGATCGTGCGAAGGGCGCACACAAACAACCAGCCTGTAGGAGGGCATTATGGCACGCACCGTCACTGAACCGAAGAACGAGACCAAGCCGCAGCCGGAGGTCGAGTCGGCAGCTCCGAACAGCGAGGTCGATGAGCCGAGCAAGGCCGTCGCAGAGGGTGGGAAGGCGCCCGAGAAGCCCAAGTCGAAGCGGTTCGAGCCACCAGAGGGCTTCGTCACGCCTTCGGCCTTCGTCCATGTGCTTGCGGAGGAGCGCAACACCGAGGTGAAGCCCCAGCAGATCTACGGCTACTGCAAGAACAACAAGCAGTGGGGCGAGATCACCAAGACCGAGCCGACCTACCACTTCCCGAAGGACAAGGCGCTGGAGCTCTGGGACGCGAAGGAGACGCGTGCCAAGGAGAAGGCGGCCGCTGCTGCGAAGGCCGAGGAGGCCAAGAAGTCCGAGGGCGAGAACACCAACGACGAGAACGCCGACAGCTAAAGGGTTTTACTCCTTTTCCCCAGCAGCTGGCCTGAGCGTACAGGGAAGGACGTCTAGTGGAGGACGTCCTTCCCCGCCAGGCCCTTAGGGAGTAAGGCCAGCAGAGACTTTCCATAGAGGTGGTGCAGTCTCTGGA